AAGGAGAGGCTACGATTATCCCTTTGTAGAGGGTAATCTCATGGGGCGTGGTCAAAAGTTCCACAGTGATTTTTCCTACAGACGTGCTATAATAATAGGTAATGATAGCAATCTGCGTGGGACACAGCCGACCAAATGATTCAGGAGCAGCCTCTGTAACTGGAGTCACTGAATGGGATTACAATTCGGAGCTTGCCGAGATGATTGGCAAGGAACTAAAACAACCGTATAAGATTTACCACACCTATAAAGGTGGGAGTTATGTCACTGCTATGCGGTGGTTAGCTCGTAAACTCGATGAAGATCGTGTTGATACGGCTATTGAATTACACTTCAATGCAGCAACACCCAAAGCAACAGGACATGAATGGTTACACTGGCATACCTCTGAGAAAGGAAGATTACTTGCACGTACACTAAGGGATTCTTTTGAAGACTCTTTCCCTCTGTTTAGGAGTAGAGGAATTAAGCCACGTAAAAAAGGCAGTAGAGGAGCTTACTTTCTACGGGCTACCTCAATGCCAGCCTGTATCGCAGAACCCTTTTTTGGGACTAATGAAGAAGATTGGGATTTAGCTGTAAATAGTAAACAAGGAATGGCCTCTGCTATAGCAGGAGGTATTACATTATACTCGGAGCTTGTGGAAAGGTGGTAATGTGGAACTCCCAAAGACAGTTTCTATTGCTGGCAGACGAGTAAAGCTTGCCTTAGTTCCCTTTAATGGGGATAGCCCTGACTACGGATTATATCTACACGACAAGAAAACTATTGAGATAAATAATACTCTCAAAGGTAAAGCCCTTATACACACCATAAGGCATGAAATGATGGAGGCTAGTTTATTACTGAGCGGTGTAGGGTGGTTAGAGAACTATGATCAAGAGGCTATTGTCCGTTGCATGGAGGAGATATTCTTCCCTGCATGGGAAATATTCCTCAAACGAATAAACCAAGATTAGTTTGGCTAGAAATAAAAAACGATTCAAGGTCGAGGACAACTTTGTTGTTTACCGACCCACGAGCGAGGACTTAGTTATTGCTCATAAACGCTCTTGTAAATTGGGAGTACTACCTAACTCATTTACTCAGGGTTTAGGGCGCATGGCAGGATACTTAGGAGAGATAGCGGTACAAAATTATTTGAAGAGAAGTAAGTATGTAGGTGACTCCGTGTATACACATGACATTGAGTACAAGAAAAGAAAGATAGAAGTTAAATCAAAATCTTGTGCCACTCCTCCAAAGCCTCATTACTCTGCTTCTGTTAATTGCAAGAAGCAGTTCATGCCAGACAACGATGTTTATTTTTTCACTAGAGTACGTAAGGACTTTATGATTGTTTGGATTGTAGGGTGGTTACCTACCACAAAACTATTGAAAGAAGCTGAGTATAAGAATAGAGGTGATAAAGATACTGATGGCTTTGTGTACAAAACCTCTGGGCTACATATTGATATAGGCGATCTAAAGTCGCCTACGTTGTTTCAATAAGTTTCTTCAGGCGTAGATATAAAGATAGGATACCCTTCACCTCTTGCCCCTGCTACATTAACCCAGAAATATTCTTCGGCTTCATCTGGTTTCATTTCCTTAGATAAAATTTGTATACATCTTTCTATAGAGTACACAGCTCGTGTAGGATCTTCATCTAAAGCAACTCCAATGAAAGCCTCATCAAGATCATCTGGGACTATAACATCTTCACTTGGAACTACTGTTTCACAGAATTCGTTTATCTCATCTCTAGTCATCAAGATCACTTATATCCCATTTTGGATCTAAATCAATGGAATAAATTTTGTTGTGTTTCTTGTACTGAGAAGTGACTGGTCTGATAGTAGAATCAGCTTTGCAAGCTTCTTCTAGCGACTGCATACTGCGACGCATAAACTCTGTATTCACAGTTAAGTTATTTAATGGTTTACCACCATTCAATTCTGTCACAAGGGACATGAAGTCTGTAGCAGACCCTCTCCATACAGTTCTTGTAGGATCGTAATCTCTAAACTTACGTACAAAAAATTCTACTGTTTCAATTAAAATAGACCTTGTTGAATTAGCAAAAGCAACTTCTTCTATCTCAGGATCAATGAAAGATTTGATACCAAATCTTGAGTCACCCTTTATGTGTTTAGGAACTTTAAATTCGTGTAGTAACCATTGAGCAAAGTATGGAAGCTCTTCAGCTATCTTTGATTCTATGATAGTATTACTGGCTTCTTCGACTCCTAATAGTTTGGCAAAGTTGCTTTCTGCATTATCAGAAATACGTAGTGCTAGTATTTTATCTCTGTTACTAGAGTCTAAAGCAGGTATAACTGACAAACTGGTAGGGTCCATGTTCAAAGACATGATTACCCGACCTGCCCAACTTATAGTTATAGTGTCTTCAAACTTTGCTTGGTACTCAATTCTTGGGTTAGCTGTTGCTTTTTTAATTAGCTCAGTGGCCCTACGTTGTTCCGCAAAAGAAGCAGCCGAAGTTGTATCATCAATAACCCAAGCAGCTACCCTACCTAATTCTTTGTTAAACTTACTATCACCACTAAGGTAATCTGAAGCATCAGCAAACCCACCAAGTAAACCACCAATCAATTTGTTAGACAACAGAGACTTACCTTTGTTTGTCGGTCCTACCAATATAAGTGCGTGTCCTTGTTTAGACTCTTTCTCGTAGATGGCGGAATAAATTCTTTGTAGCCACCCATAAAAATAATCGAGAGATTCTTTGTCTTTAAAGAATTGAGTAAGCCACGTATCTATAAACTTCCATTTATTTTTGTCAGCGTCTCCCGCAGGTTGTACTGGTTTAAGTGTACTGGTGTTTAAAATCTTATTTGGCCCTGACTCTACTATCCTTCTTTTATCAAATATAATAGGGGCTACTTCATCTATCCTACTGTTTTGTTGTATTATTAAGATAGCGTTTTCTACTTCAGTTAGCGGTTGCCCATTCCTTGTTGTCCTAAAACCTGCCTGTCGCAGTTCTAGTTTAAGTTGATCCTTATCTAAGGTACATGCTTTTCCATTGATGAAAGTGTAGAAAGCTCTACCTGTAAACCAATATTTATCTACGAGGTGGTCTAGTTTTGCATTCTCATATTCATCTACAAAAGTCTGCCCAAATATTTCTTTCCAAGTTAAGAAACCTTTACCTGCCCTATCTGAGTAACATACCATACCATCTAGAGTCACCTGACAACCATCTCTTTCTATACCATCATCTATCCAGAACAATGGTCCTCTATCCCCTACATTAAACCCTGAAGTCCATCTACCTTTATATTTCTCTTTCCGCACTTCTTTTTCAATAACCTCTAGTGGGATACTTAAAGCAGTCGGTGCTTGTGGTGGGTGCTTAATACTAGTTTTTATTAATAGCTTTTTATAAAAGTCTTTCTTTAGTCTTTTTTCAGTAACATGAATAACCTCACCTAGAAACCAATACTTAGCTGCATCTAAACAAGATTCATCAAAACCTGCAAACATACGCCTGACTCTTAACTTGTCTGCTAGTGCTTTAACAAAAGCGTTAAACATTCTGTAATCTATCAGAAGCTTTCCTTCAAACTCCCATATAAGTCTGATACCACCAGAAGGAGTTCTAGTTATAACCGTTGGTGGGAACGGTCCACATTTAGAAAGTACTTCTTCTACTACCTTATCCCAATCAGGGTCAATGTTATCATACTCAACAACGAAGCCATACATCGCTTCTACTTTGTTACCACCCCTTTTAGATATTCTTGTAGAGGCTATTGTCCCTTCGTTCAAAGAGTAGAACACATAGTCCGTGTCTGGATGGTTCATCCATGCCCTACGCTTTTCTTTATTTGTAAACTTCTTCGGAGTTTTATTAAATGTTGTAAGTGTTTCGCAAGTGTTAGTATGGTGGTCTGATAGGTTTTTTAAGTATCTATAATGGTGCATGTTATTTTTCGTATTTATCCAGAACTTTACCTTCGGCATCTAGGGGGATATCGGGTAACCACTCTGGTGGGGTTCTCATTTCTTCTATGACAAGATCCAAAGTTTCCTCTGCATCTTTCTCATCCACTTCTATGACAACTTCGTCATGTACGTGGAAAATAATTTCCATCCCTCTATTTTCGAGGCGGGTGAGTATATCAGAAAATATGTCTCTTGCAAGTGCTTGAGATGCGTTTTCTGTTAAAAGTCCTCCGTAGAGTTTTACAGGAATCTTTTTAGCTCCTTTAGCAATAAGAGCTACATAGTTTCTCCTACCAAATTGCATAGCAGTTTGTATTTTTCCGTACTCCAAACTACGCCCCGATGGTAGATCAATGTTAAAGTCATCTCCTAATGAATAAGCTACGTGCAACTTCCTTTGTAATTTGTTCCAAAGAGCCACAACTCGTTTCATTTTTGTTCTATATAACTTTACAGCCTTGACAGCTTCGTCTTCATCCATACCCGATATCAGAGCAAATTTACCTGCTGACACAGAGTAACCACAACCAAGTACCATAGTTTTGACTAGATGCCTTAGTGAAGGGTCTTCATCTTTTAATACCCCTTTTGATTTATCCCATTTATCAAACCTGATAGCAAAGGCTTCATAGATATCATCACTCGCTTTTATTTCTTCTAATGAGTCTTGATCTTCCGCTAACCAACATAAAGTTCTAACTTCAATTTGCGATAGGTCTACAACAACTAGCTTCCTACCCTTCTTTGGAGATATCAAACTACGTAAGTTGACTCCAAACATTTCTCCTCTAGGTAGGTTCTGTAAATTTAAGTTACCACCACTACCGCTAAATCTACCTGTATGCGCTCCATGATATAAGATACCTCCGTAGTATCGTTTATCTCCCATCGTAGCGTACTCAAAAGCTTCTAACTTTCTTTTAAGTGAGTTGATCCTTCTGTAATCACGTACCGCAGAAATCCATTTATACTTGCCCTCATTTTCTTTTATCCACTTATTAGCATCTTCATCTGTAAGAGCTAAACTTGCAGGAGGTTCTAGACCTTCTTTTTTACACTCATCATTAAATGCTTGTCTAGACAGTATAGGTCTATCATCAATCCAAGGGATAGAGTTCTCTGCTTCAAAAAGTCTTTCATTGATCGTTACTAAAGATTTTTTAAGTAGGTTAGTATTAATTGGAATACCTCTTTGCACACACCTTCTATTCATCAAACTAATATCTCGTTCCATCTGAGGCCAATCACCTTCTAAGTCTTGCCATAGTTTCAGACAAAGTTCTGAGTCCTTGAGGGCATACTCATCGACTTCATCTTGGAACTCTTTAGTCATGTCCTCCCATCGTTTACCTGACATGTTATCTCTGGTAGATTTATCGACTTCTAAATTGTATAGGGTGGTGGTAGCCCCCTTCAAAGATCTAGGTAACCCAGAATACGCTGCTAAGTCTGCGGTACACACCCATTCAGCATACTCATATTTTTTCCACCACCCTTTATCAACTCCATACAAATAAAGTGTTTCATCAAATTGTGCGTTGTGTGATAGGACTCTATTATTTTCTATAATGCTCCAATCAAATTCTTCTTTGGGACACCCAACAAAGTTAGTCCCCTCATCTCCTACAGCACTAACTCTGTAGGCATCAAAGTCGGTATGGCTGAAGTAGCCTAGTAATCCAAGGAATTTTACCGAACAATCTTTGTCGTAGTAACTTTCAAAATCAATAGCGATTGTATTCATAATTTGCGATGAGTTGTCCACCTACGTGAAAACCTATGACACGTAGGTGGACTCCCCCATTTCGTGTTGCGGAACTCCTACCGCTTACGAGATTTATATTAGTTCAGGCTGAGATGCCTTTAGCTCCTGTAAGGTATCAATCTGAGCTTTAAAAGCCTCAGATGTTGCCGACATCTTTGCATCAGATAATTCAAGTTCTTCTATCTTAGAAAAAATTTCTTCTCTGATTTTTTGAACTGCTTTAAGTTCTGTTTCAAGATGGTTTAGTTTTTCGTCTATAGTTATATCACCCATAATTATGCAGGTATAATTCTAGATACGAAATCAACAACTTGTGGATCGGTATCAACCTTAGTTACAGTCATTTGTGGTATGTACCAACTGACTCTGTTAGCTGTAGCTTGATCAGCCTGAAACTTCCAGTGTTTTGCACACAGTGGAGCATCTGGATTCATCGCTTGAAATAGTCCAAGTCTCTTGAACGTATTTCGGTATGCTGCTTTACGTACATGGATTTTACCCATCGCATAAGAGGTTTCTCCTATGGGGAAAGGAAATGCGTCGGCAGCGTCCTCTCCGATATCCTCTGGTTCAGGGATAAGAAGTGTAACATCAGCAAACTCAATCGTACCGAAGTCCGAATCCTCTGCTATTGCTTGTTTCTCATCTGCGGTGTAAGCAACTCTTGCTACTTCGTTTGAACCAAAAGGTACGTTTTCTGCCCACCCTTTTACTGCTGTGATTGGGATAACTGAAAGAGTTCCCCCTGTTGGCATAATAGTGTGGGTTCTATTGATAACGAGCGCACCCTCGTCACCATCGATTTCCGAAGATCCTTGTATAACATTGAGTCTTGGAATCTCGATATCTTCTGCTGATATCGCAAGCCTTGGAGCAGCTACTGGAGCTGCGAGTTCTTCTTTTTTAGCTTCTACTAATTTAGTCTTGGGCATGGTCTTAGTTTTGGTTTTGGTCTTAGTTTTATTTTAGTTTTAAGAAAGGGTAAACCTTTCCTCTGACGTTTCTATAATGCCATTGTTTTCAACAGCGTCAAGAAAAGATCTTGATTTTTCTCCTTTTTCTCCTTTAGGAGCATTATCCCCTACAGCATTAGCTACTTTTTTAAGGGGAATACTAATCAAATTAAGTAAATCTTCTTGTTCTAAATCGTACTCCTTTGCTATCTCGACGAGCTTTATGTTGTCAGTACACTTACGAGTTGCTCCCATAGATCTAAGTTTCAAGTTCTGAAACTCCATTCCATCTTTAGCTAGTGCAACAGCCTTTTCTTTTACCCGCTTTGCCCAATTCTCTACAACTTTAGCTACGATATAAAGATGCTCTACTGTGTTAGGGTCTGTAGGATCTTCTATATTTTCTTTAGGTAAATTATCTCCTGATATACGTTGTACTATTTCAACTGCTAAACCACCAAGTGAAGGGCAATACTCTTCGTGTTTACAGAATCGGCAGTTAACCGAAGGAGAAAGTGCGTCTGCTTCTGGGAAACCACCATCCCATTGAGGGCGCACTTTCTCCCCATTTCGTATTACGTCGGCTAGTTGCTTAACCAATAAGGGCAATTCCTCTCGTGTAAATGTTCCTTCCAGTACTTCATTGCGTACAGGTATATAGAACACAAAAGTGATTTCATCAAGCTCTGGATATTTTTGAAAAGCTCCAACCGTGTAAGCCCTTGCTTGCCAGTTACTTCTAGGTGGGTCTATTTCACTGACCCCTGTTTTGTAATCTGCTAATATAGCTTTGTTACCAAAGGTAAGTAGTCTATCGCAAGTTCCCCATGTGTTTGTAGAGTCAAGATCAACATCTAGTAAGATCTCATTCTCTTCCTTGTACTCCTGCCCTTTAGCATAATTCTTGGTATACTCATCCTCTTGCTTGACGATTGCTTCATAGATCATGACTTCGTCTTCATCGTGCAGGGCAGAGGGATCACGAACTTCTAAGGCTTCGTGAATACGAGTACCTTTTTCAGCAGCAGCATTTGTACCTGATCGACCTTCGTAGCCAGAGCAACCTGCTACGTACTTTAGGCTTGACGGTGAGAAAGGAGCATGTCCTCTACTACTATGGTCTGGTTGATTACTCATGCAAATTCACCGTGGAGTTTCTTTTTTAGTAATTCAGTTTTTTTAGCGCATAAAGCTAATCCCTCATCGTCATAAGGAAACTGAACAGTCTTAACTGTTTTTAGTCTTTTTGCAAAAAGTTGTTTTCCATTTAAAACTCCACAGTACCCTATGTAATATTTATTATTTTTTACCACTTGTACTCGTGGGGTTCTTCTTACATTAGGGAGCCCATAAAATTTTGTGTATTTGTTTATGTCCGACTGACATTTTTGATACCCTGATGGGTCAAATGGGTACGTCATAGACTTTGTAAGTTTATTATAATAAGCATGGTATTGTTTATCACCAACCATAACTATTCCTACATAATATTTTTTACCATTATTTCTTTTTTTTACTGAAACATTTTTATGTCCTGTTGTATTCTGTGGAGATATAACTCTATTAAAATTGTTTTGAGCACTCGTAGCTTTCCGTAAGTTTTCTATCTTATCATTTAAAGAATTACCATCTCTATGGTCGATCATCAATGTAGTATCATCCCCATAAAACATTGCATGAATAATCCTACTACAAAGATAGGCATTAGTTTTGACTCCAAGCGTCTTCTTATTTCTAGGCCATGTGACCATTTTTCTTGGGGGTTTATCACTATTAGTACGCTTATCTCTCCCTTTTGCTTTTATGTGAGAGGCAAGCTGCCCTTTTTTAGTTACCCTAGAAACCTTGTGTTTCCAGTATACATCCCCTTCTTTATAGTCAAGACTATCTATTAAGTCTTGTGGTATAGGTCTTGCTATTTCTTTACACTCCATGTAGTTCTGTTAGGTTATTTATTTTTCTTTCTATTGAGTCTATAACATTTTCTTCTATAGACCCTGACGTAACTAAAACTTTTTGTATAGCGTCAGACTTTGCACCATTACGGTGGATACGTCCTAAAGTTTGGAGGTAGTCTTTAGCATTGAAAGAAGGGCATATCAAACTAACTCTTGGTCTATCCCCATTACAATCGTGTAATGATAGTCCAGTACCCCCTGCTGCAATGTTAGCAACAACAATAGTTGATTCATCATTTTGAAATTCGTCTACGATTGCTTGTCGTTCTTCTACTGTCTGACCCCCCTCTATAGCTTTGCATTCCAGTTGATCACATAGTGTTACTACAGTGTCTCTGAAGTTAACAAACAACACTACAGAGTTACCTTGTTCTTCTAAGTCTTGTGCGTACGTTACTAAGTCAGGGACTTTCATCGCTTCTGTTAGTTGTCTTGCACGTAGGATGTTAACGATCACATGGTCACTATTTCCAACAGAACCATTTTCGATAAGTTCTGTTATTATTTGTGGTGTTAGCCCTAACTTTTCATAAGTCTTTATGATCTTCTTAGAATCAGCAAATTCCATAGGTTCTATAAAAACCCTGTTATTTCTAAATGAATCAGGGAAATCTGCTACAGTTAACTTCGCTCCCATAACACCATAGATCTTTTCGTGTATCTTTTTGAGGTTACTCTTTGCTCCTAAGTGCCAACCATTCCACTCATCTTGGTAACACCCATTAGCTTTCATCCAACTGAACCAGTTATATAAACCATTTTCTGTTTTAGCTAGGCTATGTAGCCCTAACATATAACCGATAGACCTCATCTCTGTAGGATCTTCACACGCTGTTGCTGACATCCCATGTACTAGAAACCCTTGCTTAACTAGGCTTATAACAAGCTGTGCGTTTTGTGTATATGGGCCTTTGCATTTATGGATCTCATCTACTAAGAACAAAGTGTTCTTAGGGACTTTCCAGTTCATTATCTTCTTACCCCTCTTAGACATATGTGGGGTATTACCAGTCCTTACCTTTTCAAAATTAAGTACGAATATAGGATCAATACCCACTTCCTTTAGCTCCCTTTCCCATGAAGGGATCACTGCTTTAGGACACATGACAGCTACAGGGCGTTCTAAACGTAAAGCTAAATGGGCTGCTACTACTGTTTTTCCAGTACCAACAGAGCTAGAATCTAGTGTGTTTTTATTTCCTCTTAGCTTTTCTTCAAAGAAGTCAGCCACTTTGGACTGAGCGGGGAATAGGTTTTTCATTTAAGACATAGTAAAAGAACTTGAATTGAAGGCAAGAAAAACTTTCTACAATTTATCGTATCCTACTAAAGCATGACCTTTCCGTATGTATCTAGCTATCAGAAAAGCGTCTACCATACCATCGTGAGGTTTAGAACAGCGTTTACTTTTCAACCAACATTCTTCAGGAGCTAACATATTAGCTACTCCTAATGCAGCTTTCTTTGTATCATATGGTGGAGACAAGTGACCTAACATAGCCTTTTGCCAGTTACGTACTTTGACACAGCGCACATCCCACTGCCTACTTTCAGCTAGTCCTAACAATTTACCAAATGATATTGCCATAGATCGAACAGCTTGTGAACTCTTTGCATGGTGCAACGGCTCTTCGATAGCAAAGATAAAATCTGATTCGAGTGCCATCACCCATTCATATACTTTACGAGTATCAGTTTCTCGTTTCTTACAACGATGAAGTGTAGGCATCACTGTCTTATCAATGACAGCTCCTGTTTGTTTTGATATGGCGACTAACCCACCGTTGAGTCCGTTATCAACTCCTATAATCACAATGTTCTATAGCTTTAGCAGAAAGTATTACACCATCTCCTTCTTCTGGTATTAAGGCATCTACGTTTGGGACAAGCATCTGTATATAAAATACTTCTTTTGCTGAGTTAGGTATCACTCTGTAATAAGTACCAGACCTACGTTCTACAGTGTATGTAAAATCTTTACCTATTTCCTTACGTACCATGACACAGGGGTTTTCTTCAACCTTCCTGTCTTCAAACATTACTCCGATAGATCGTCTAAGAAACATGGTGTACCCTCCCAAAAGTTTGTTTGTAGGTATTCATATTCATATCTTTCAAAAGCTTGTTGTTTTGTAAGGTTATAATTTTTTTGTAATAAATCTATTGTCATTTGCTTTGAGTAACAAGCAACAGGTGGTCTACCATATTGTTCTACCGTGCCTATGTAAGCATCTTCTAAACCACTAAATAGAAGTACAGGTTTATCTAAGTCTTCTTTTGTTTCAGGATTTATCATCGTCTGGCTCAACATCTATTATTTTATCTTTGTTTATTTTAACAGCACCATCACCACGGTCTGCCTTTGCGTTATTTAAAATACTAATGTCTATCTGCAACTTACCTGAACCCCCTGCTGTACGTGCATTTAAACCTAAATTCCTACGTATTAACTGATCTAGCTCAGACAGTTCTTTAACTGTACGTGGTCCTCTAAGGTTTTTCATGCTGTCCCGCAGAAGTTTTATAGCGGAGGCAGCTACATAAGATTGATACTTCTCTGCTGGAGATGATTGTGATTGAGCAATCTCCATAAGTTTCTTGTCCTCATCTATACGAGCTTCCAGTTTAGCTTCTTTTATAGCCTCATCTGTTTTACCTTCTAGGTTATCATCAAGTGTTTCTTGTAAAGGATCTTTATTTTCTTTTACTTCTTCTACTTCTTTTAAAGAAGGGTTATTTGCATGAGGATCTTTCTTTGGTTTTGCACCCTCATCCCTTAACCATCTACGGAGCGTAGACACATTGATTCCTAACTCCTTCGCAATAGTAACAAGTTTATATTGCTGCTCATACATTTCGAGAGCATGTTTAAGCAGCTTAGATTTTTTAGATTTATAAGCCAAAGCACTTAATATATACTATATATTTACATAGCTTTCAAATTAAATGACACGTACCTTACGAATATATGAACCACGGATAGATGAGAAGACATCTAAGATGGATGTGGGTGGGATGAGTATAGATGCAACAAACACAGTAACAGGTTTGTTGTATGGGTTAGCTAATCATAAAAGTAATAAGGCAAGAGAGTATTACTTTTGGAGGTTGTGTGATGAACTATGGAATCATGACGAACTCCCTGAACCTCTGATGGTTAAACATCCTTGGGCAGAGAGTATGATAAAAGCTGTTATACAAAATAAGTATGTGTCTATTGGTGGTGCTGCTTCATCTGGTAAGTCACACACTATGGCTGCATGGGGAATCCTGAACTGGTTAGCTGCACCAAGAGATACTCTTGTTCTACTAACATCGACTACGTTACGTGAGGCGAGAAAAAGAATATGGGGTTCTGTCATCAGTTTACTAACAGTGTTAGAAGGCGCACCATTTAAGATAAGAGATTCTATTGGTAACGTCGCTTATATAAATGAAAATGGGACTCTGATAGAGAAAGCTGGTTTGAGTTTGATTGCAGCAGAACGTAGTAAGACTAGGGAAGCTGTCGGTAAGTTTATCGGTATCAAACAAAAGAATGTTATCTTGATTGCAGACGAGCTTTCAGAACTATCAACAGCAATTCTACAAGCAGGTCTATCTAACCTATCAAAGAACCCATCATTTAGTTTAGTTGGTTTATCAAATCCTGCTTCTCGTTGGGATGCTTTCGGTGAGTGGAGTGAACCAGCACAAGGCTGGGATTCTATTGACCCTAACATAGATGAAACTTGGAAAACAAAATGGGGTGGTCTTTACAAAAGATATGATGGGGAAAGATCCCCTAACATAATTGCTGGTGAAACAGTCTACCCTTGGTTACCTACAGAAGAAAAGATAGAAGAAGACAAAGCACTGCTGGGTCAAGAGAGTAGAGGTTACTATCGAATGGTACGTGCAGTATTCTTTGACTCTGATGAAACCGATGGAGTTTACACAGACGCTGAGTTAGTTAAGTCAGGAGCTATGGGTAGTATAGAATGGGAGGGAACCCCTACACCTATTGCTGGCTGTGACCCTGCTTTTACTAATGGTGGTGACCGAACAATACTTTATACTGGTCATGTTGGGTATGATAAATCTGGTCAATTTGTTTGCCAGCTAGATGAAGCGATATCTCTTACTGACGATGCCACCAACAAAGCCGTCCCCCGATCTTACCAGATTGTTCAGCAGATAAAGGACGAGTGCAAGAAGAGGAAGATAATCCCAGCCAATTTAGGAATTGACTCCACAGGTGCTGGTAGCCCTTTGGCTGACATTCTTGCTGCTGAGTTTGGTGATGATATTCTTCGTGTTTCATTCGGTGGAAAAGCATCTGACAAGCGAGTCAGTACTAATAGTAAACTGATAGGTAATGAGCTGTATGTCAATCGAGTTACTGAACTTTGGTTTGTGGGTAAGGAATTCTGTAGAACTAAACAGTTATTTGGTATTACTAATGAGTTAGCTCAAGAAGTTGTAGGTCGTAAGTACGATATGGTCAAAGGTTCTACCCTTAGAATGAAGCTTGAATCCAAGCCAGATTATAAGAATCGGTTAGGAAAATCTCCTGACTTAGCTGATGCTGCCTTTATCTGTATTGATGTCGCAAGACAACGTCATGGTCTTGTAGCTGTAGAGCCTCTTGATTCAGGAGACAAGGTACAGGGATCAAGGCGCAGGAGATCTATGAAACAACTTACAAATGTGCTAACAAACCAACCTCTTGCTTAGATTTGAGCGGTTGCCTTTGTCTGAAATAGCTGTAAATTTATATGATTATGGCATTAGCACCAATCATAAAAGGAGTCTCGATAGCAAAAAAGATTAAAGATGCACTTAAAGCAGCTAGATTAGCTAAAACAGCAGCTAAAGGAGGATCTAAAGTACCCAAAACAGCACCCAAAACAGGAACAGCTCCGAAAGGACAATCTCCTTACAAGCCGTCTCCACCATCTGCGGGAAGTGCTAGTAAGAATCCTTATAACAAACCTTCAACCACATCTAAACCAAAAGACAATGTAACAGGAACAGGTTCTTCTGGGTATAATAAACCAACTGCTGGGGCAAGTCCTAAGACTCCTCCAACTACAGGAGCTAAAATTAAAGGAGCTGGTCAAAAAGCACTAGATGTAGTAGCCCCTACAACGGGAACTATTCTTAAAAAAGCATTTGGAGCAGCTAAAAAAGTTGCTCCTTATATATTTCCCGCTACGGGAAAGTTATTTAAGACAGGATTAAAAATAGCCGATAGAGCTACTGTTCCTACAGCAGTTGCGTATGGAGGTAAAAAATTATATGACGCTATGTCGGGGGATGACCCAGCGGAAGCTGGAGCAGCAGAGGCTGGAGGATCAGGGACTGAAGACACAACAAGTCAGGGGGGATCTACTAGACCACTACCTTTTACACCTTTTTCGGGAGTAAATAATCTGATAATAACTGAACTGTTAAAGCAACGTGGGAAAACAGGAGAAGGGACTACTGAAGGTGGTGAAGGTGATACTCCAAGTGCCGAAGAGGTAATTGATTCAATCCGTGGTAAGGGTAAGGATGAAAGTAAAGAAACACCTACAACTAGATCCAGACCTAGCCCAGACTCACCTTTAAGTTATCTTAGATCAGATAAAGAAGTAGATGCTAGAAACCGTTCTGTCCGTGAACGTATGGGGAAAGAGCAGAGAGGTAGGAGACTCGACGCTGAAGCAAGATTCCGTGAGCGTAAAGATTTCATAGAACAAAGTAAAAAATTAAAAGACCCTAACTTAATAGAGGGACCACAAGGAGAAGTGTTAGGTAGGGTAATTAAAGATTCAACAGGGAGAATTATAGGAAGCTCTTTAAATAAAGCAGGGCGGGCTGCTATGGGTAATAGAAAAGGAGCAGGTGTTATTGATGGTGGTGTTGCTGATGCTGCTAATTTTTCAGGTACAGATGCTCAAAGAACATTAGCAGCTTCCGCTGCTATGGATAAAAGAGACGCACAAATTGCTAGTATGAGGGCAGCGCAAAAAGATGTTGCTGATATGTTTTATAGTAAGAGTGGGGGAAGTAGAGGTAGTGGTGCAACTCCTGCTCCAACAGCTACTGCGGTAAATACAGGAGTAGCTCCAAAAGCTACTGCGGTAAATACAGGAGAACCTGTAGTAAATTGGGGTTCTAGTTCTCAATACAATAGAACTTCTAAAAGTTCACCTGCACCTAGAGCTATACCTGTTGATACACCAGCACCTAGAGCTACAGCAGTAAAACCTTCTACTCCTTCTGATGTAGCGTTAGGCAATCAGTTCGGAAGTATGGATATGAATCCTCCAAACAATCCAAGTATTAACCCACCACCAGCGGAAGTTCAAAAAAAGCCAATACAAACAGGTAGAGCGGAGCTTCCTGAAGACGAAGGGCAAGAACAGCCGTCAGATGCTTTGTTTCCTAAAACACCCATAGCTAGTGCTGTAAGCGAGTTAGTTAAAAAGAAGAAAAAGAAATAACATGGCATTTACTTCAGTTTCACTACAGGGAGTACGTCCTATTACTCCTTTATCTAGTCGATTAAGAAGAGCCTCTGAAAAGTATGAGGGGGCAGCGAAGTCGGCTATGCAAATGGAGTCTGCAAAGGAAAAGATTTTTGAAACAAAGATGGGTACTTCTAACCCATACAAAAGAAGTGTTCAAGAATCTGCTCAGAAAGCTTTAATAGCTAGTCAACAAGCAGCAATCCAAGGGAACTATAATGATGATATTGTAGGACCGCTACGCCAAGAATTTTTTACAGGGGCAGATAACTTACCCACGTACCAACAAACTGCTTTGTATAACAGGTATACTCCTGAAATTATGCAGCAGCAGATGTTAGGACAACAACAGCAAAAAAGTTTTCTTCAGTTAAAAGATGCACAGAGGAAAGCTCGGATGGCTCAAGCTGCTGACGCATTACAGGCTCCTGTTTCTCAGAGGTTAGAAGAGATAATGGGTTCAGGTACTTCTTTAAAAGAAAAGTATAATGACATACAACAGTCTTTATTATCTAACCCAGCAGCATTAGGTAGTCCATTACTAGCTTCGTTATATGATACCACTTTACGATCTGTGGGTAGTCAGCTTTCTGATAAACAGAAGCAAGACAACATGGAGAATGCTATGCGTATCAACTTAGCTTACAAGGCTATTGAGATAGGTGATTCTCAAACAGCTCAAGACTTATTGAGTTTTAAAGAAGGGCAAAGTAGTACTCTACAAGAGTATGCTAAGAACTTAGCTGATTCTAAAAAGAAATATGATGCTGGTACTTCGGGTAGTAAAAATTATAATACTCTTTTAAATAGTCTTGAAAAAGTTCCTTTAAGAGATGCCAAAGAAATATTAAAGACAGTACCAAGAAATCGAAACGATGACTTGATGTATACGGCTTTTGTTAAAAGGAAAACCAAAGCTGAGAGAGATGGTGTGGATGATAGTTCTGTAAATGCTATAACTGCGTTAATAACTGCTGCCGATATGGAGAGTGCGAAAGAATATCGTAAGGCAGTTAAGACTGTTATTGATCTTAATCCAAATCTTAAAGAAGCTCTTCAAAGAATTCAGTCAACTACTGAGGCAAACTCTAACAAGACTACTGGAGAAACTACTGGAGGAACTTTATATGATGATATCACTAGTTCTAATGCTTCAGCCGACCAAATAAAATCTTTATTATATGTAGTACTTGCTAATCTTGAAGGAGATACTTCACAAATAGAAGACGATTCACAAGCCGATAAAGAGATGGCTTTCTCAAATCTCTACCAAACATAACACAAATACATAACCCGAACTGCTGTGACAGGAGAACTTATTACTGATTCGTCAGAGGATGGCGAGAACATTACCGCTTTACCTTTTTCTAAATGGTCATTATCCATAGGTAGAGATATTGAAGATCCAAAAGACCAGTACATTGGTTATGGTAATTACCTAAGAGATGTTGAGTTTGATAAAGGAACTTTAGATCAAAACACTGAAGAAATAATATCACGTAATACAATACAAAAAATACGTGGAATAGATCCTGAATATGTACCATCTCTTGAATTAGGTACTATTGATTCTGATGCTTCCCTTATATATGAAGCTTTCGGACAAAAGGCTAGAGATGATTACTATGAGGCTGTCAATGAGGCAGGAGCATCAAGAGATGATTTCCTTGATGAAGTCAATAGTGCTAAACAACATCTAGTAGAACAAGATAGGTTAGGTATAGCCAGCTTGAAACAAATAGATAAGGATGGAGTCACTAGCTTTAAAGTAATCGGGGGATCTACTTTAGTTAACCCAAGGCAAGCTATAACTGATTCTATAAATAGGGGAGCCTTCTTACATAACAACATGGCACAAGCCAATGAAGGTTTTAAGAAAACTCCTTACGGACAAACTCTATTTAAAGCTATAAGAAATGATCAGATAAATACTGAGTTCTCTAAAGCTGCTAATAATAGTGCTATCAAAGATGCATACCTTGAAATCATTAGAGATGCTAAAGATCATTTCATAACAAACAATGAGAAAGATGATCCCTCTACCCTGATCACTAAAGCACGTAGCCTTCTTGGTAAACAGTACTCTAGTGATTCAGACATCACGGAAGATGTTGCAAGGAACAGGTTTCAGGATTCAGATATCATGGATGCTTTGGAGCAGGTATCTATAATGGATGCTTACCAAGGAGGAACAGCTAAGTTTGTATCAGACCCTGAAAAGTTAGATGAGAACATAAAGATTACTAAGAGTGGTATAGCTGTACCCCACATAAATCTTATTCTAGATAAAGGAAAGTTTGAGACAGCTATTGATTTGAAAGCTCAGAAAGGAGAGCTAACAAGCGCACAGGTAAATAATTTAGAAGCGGGTAGGGCTGCTTACTTAACAAGAAACTACCCTGCATATGATGAGCTTTTCAAAGACTCTACTGTCGAAAAGAAATGGCAGAAGCATATATTAGAGAGCCAAAAGCAAGGTCAATCTAAGGCTGAAATACTGGATACCTTTTTATCAAACCCTAGAAACTATAGTGGTGTTAAGAATAGGATAGGATCTTTTGTAGACTCATTGAAAGAATCATTCACTGGATTAGCTTTTGTACTCCCTGCCTTACTCAAGAATGAAACATCTATTAATATTCTTGTAGAGCAGGAAGAAGATAGGCAGAACAGGAAGCAAGTAGCTAGTATCTTTGGCGATCACTTAGGTTGGGTACATGATATCTCAACAGCGATAGCTCCTATGGTTGTAGACGTAGCAGCTACAGGATTTTTAATATCTCGTGGTATGTCTGTTGGGGGTGCTAGTTATATAGGTGCTAAAGAAGGGGCGAAGCTAACAGCTAAAGGATTAGCTAAGAGTTTCACAGGTAGCATTTTAGTTAAAGAGTTTGGTGAGACTTCAGCAGAGGCTGCTGCTAGGTTGTCTGCTACTAAGTATATCAAAGAGGGAGCTAGTACTAAGAGTATACAAAAAGCTATTGAAAGTTATAACTCTTTGGTTGGTACTAAGTTAGTGAACAACAAAGTTGTTAGGGGTAGTGCAGCAGAAAATATAATTACATCAGGTATATTTTTAACGGCTGCTAACAGATCAGCGGGAAGCACCTATGCTACTATCTATAGTAACTACGATGGCACACACGAAGAGAAACACGATAAGGCTTTGGGTTCTGCTATGTTGGCAGGATTGTCTACAGGTTTAATCACCTCTGCATTCTCTCGTTTTGGGCGTGGTGGTTTTGAAAATGTTTTACTTGGTGGGTTGAGCTTTGGTCAGATGAATTATGTATTAAGTAAGTTAAGTAGATCTAAGGTAACTCCCTTAGATGCTCAACAGATAATAGGTAACCATTTGAAGTCTAGGATGAAAGAGATTTCACCTAGTGTATTTAAGAGTTTATATGGTAAGTACGCCAAGGCAGGTACCGAAGAATTTTTAGAGGAGGGTATAGATGAGTTTGTTAACTCATTCATTGTTAGTGCTGCCCTAAAGACAGACACCCCTATGTTAGACAGGATCTCTGATGCTATCTATGCAGGATCTATTGGAGGTGTTATAGGTCAGGGTGCTTCAGCAGTTAGGACGGCTGCTCAAAAAAGAAATGCTTTTATTAGAGGAGACATAGAAATATTTAGGCAAAGAGAAATTGATACTCTTCTTAGTAAGTTAGAGGCAACTAACTCTCCTTTAACGAGCGATATTGTCCGACAACAAACAGAAAGTTTACTAAGGGGAGATGCTATATCAGATCAAGACTATCAAGCATATGTTAATAGAGTAAGAGAGATAGATGAAGAAACAGGAAGACCACTACAAACAACTCGTGAAGAACCCGCAGAAAGAGAACCTGATCGACTGCCTCCTGCTGAATTAAAAAAAATCAGAGAAGCTACTTTTAATGCGACAAGAGGTCAGTTAGATCTTGCTATATCAGAAGCAGAAAAATTAGTTCCTCAAAAGCAGAAGCAAATAGAGGATGATACCCTCCCTTTCTTAGATCAAGAGGGTGTACAAAATATACCTACTGAAGATGTAACACTTACTGAAGATGTAACACCTACTGAAGACGTAGAACTTACTCCTCTTGAGATAGCTTCGACTATGCGTCCAGAAAAGTTTGGTGAGCGTGTTACAGGGGAACCAAAGATCATACACAATGCAGTCTCCGAGAGCCAAGATGAAGAAATTTTTAATAGAGTATCAAACTATGACTTACCACCTTTAGGTATAGGAGATGATAGTATACAATATTCTTTTGAGGCTCCTGAAGTTTATGGAAGAGAAACAATAAATGTAAGTGTGTCTCGTGAAGATGCTGAAGATCATTATGATAAACTAGCTGTCATTGAACTAAATTTAATATCAAACCTACCTACTACTGAAGTAGTAGATACTGAACTTGCCGAAGAGAATTCAATTATAGAATCTGTTCGGGATCAAATGGATAGTTTGCTTAAAGCATTAGGTGGTTTGGAAAGTGAACCAGCTCCGATTGATGAGCCAGTTGAAATACCAAACGATGGCTTCATTGCTGATGATGTTGTATTAGAACAAGGTGTATTTAATTTAGAAGATGCCACACCTACTGTAGAGCAAGAGGTAGAGCAAGAGGTAGAGCAAGAGGTAGAGCAAGAGGTAGAGCAAGAGGTAGAGCAAGAGGTAGAAGCACCCACAACTGAACCAACAGTTGTATACGTAAATGGAGTCGGTGCTGTTGAGCAGGGAGCAGCAGATGGAAATGGTATTAATACACTTAGGCAAGAGGGGGAACAACATTTTGGTAACCCGTTCAGCCATTTAAAAAATGCACGGGACTCAATTAAAACTAAAAACTTAAATGAAACTGTAGATAATTATAAAGAATGGCTTGAAGGAACTAACTTCACTGACATAAAACAAGAGCGTAGGGATTGGGTATTAGAACAAATAGATAGTGGAGCTTTAGATGGGCAGAATCTTTTATACTATAAAAATACTAAAAGAAACCATGCTCTAGAGCTACGAGATTTTATAATTAAAAGGAGAGCAGGGCAACCAACTGTAGATCCAGAACTTCAAGATGCATATGAAGCTAACAGAGAACTGCTCCAAAAAGAATTTGCCGAAGGTAAAGCGGTTGTAAAAGAACTTGAGACTGAACTGTCAAATATAGATGTGGGTTACTACGATCCCATAGCGGAAACTGATAGGGTTAGAGAAACTGAAGCAGAGTTACTAGATGCTATAGATGCAGCTACTAGTGAAGTACTCCTTACTCAACAAAGGATAGAAAAGTTTAACGGGTTTTATGAAGGGTTAAACTTCCCTAACTTTGAAGCAATAGATACATCAGAATTTTATAACGCCAATCTAGATGCTTCACTTAATCCTCAGAAAGTAGAGAGGAGATTAGAAGCAACAAAAGAAAGGAAAAAAGAATTTGAAAATTTTAAAACTAATGTTGATGAGGCGTTAGAGGATCTAAGTAACCCATCAGCTTACTCTACTAAACAAGAACAAGAACAATATTTAGACGAAGTTAAACAAGAGTTAGATACATGGAGAAATTCAACAAGGAAAACTCTGAATGATTCACAAAGAAAGCTTTCTGATGATGCGGTTCTTGCGTTCAACGAGTACAAAGAATTAGAGAACAGGCAAGGGATGTCGGAAGAGGAGCTTGTTGAAATGCGGAATAAGGTTACTGAGGAGATAAAGAGAGTTAACAAAAATTTAGCTGCTAATAAGTATACAGGAAAAGAACTCGATAAAGTGGCTATAGCTACTCAGTTTATTGGAGATGGTATAGAAAGACCCAATCATAAATCATCTTCATTAAGATATAAACTTGCGTGGGAGTCTGTTGGTAAAGCTAACACAGGTATCTATTCGCCTGATGATGTAATCATGTTAGCAGCGAATGGATCTTTTACTAAACGTAGAGTAGTCAAAGGTAAGTTTGCAAGGGCAACGAGTAAACGTCCTACTTATACTAAAGTAGAAGGTGCTAGATTAGAACCTTTTACTAATTCTGATACCGAACCAGATCCTGAAAAGTGGCAACCAAGAGGGGAATATCAAAATTTAATAGCTGCAATGAACTCAGGAGCTTCTTTTATTGCAGACACAGAAGAACATCTTAATAAAACAAAAGGATATAACAAAGGAGAAGATGAATTAGCTAAGTACCTCTTAGCGAAGAGGTACAAAAGGGTTGTAATAAATGGGGAAGCAACAGGTAAGTTCGTACCAGAAAATGCAGAGATTCCTCTGGAAGATGGGGACTCTATTGTAACCCTTGAGTATGATGTAGTAAAAAATGAAGGGGGTAAACTTCAGGTTAATGAAAGAACAACACAAATCAAACGCTCTGATATACCTAACAAAATAAAAGAACTCAAGGAAGAATATAATAACCTCGAAGCTGAACGATTAGAAATATCAGATGAGTTAAAGGGCGTAAAATTTGCAATAGTAAATTTGCAAGAACAGAAAAAGTCTACAACTAACCTTGAGACTAAACGTAAAAAATTAGAAAGAGACTTAGATCCGATAGCTGCAAAAGTTGTTACGTTTCAGAATGCAATAACACAACTTGAGTTTGCTCAACAGAATGGTGATGAAGATATAGCTAAACAAAAACTACTAGATAAATATTCTAAGTATAGAGATCTAAGTAGGAAATCTGCTGATGCAAGATACGATCTCAAAGAGTTTGATGAACTAACTCTCGGAGAAGGTAAACTAAAAGAAGGAGTTACCTTAGATAGTAATCAAACTAATGCTATAGAGGAAGCTGTAACAGAGCTAAATGAACAGTACGAAGATGATCTTTACGTAGAAGAATTAAGAAATGATTTAACTGAAGCTGCTATAACAACCAATTCTTTTGGGCTGCCCTTTAAGATAATGTCTTCGGATCAGGATAGAAAATTAAACAAAAGAAAAGCATTTTCATTAGCTAAGATTAATAACCAGACTGTTGTATTAATTAATCCATATGCGTTGGATTTGGTAGTGCGTAAAGGATCTCCTTTGAATAGGAGGGCTATGATTAGAGCTGGTGTGTCAGAAGAAATAATTCATGCTGCTGCTATCTATGAATTAGAAGAGGGAGAAGTTCAAAAAATATGGGACTCTTTATCTCAGGAAGAAAAAGAAAATACAATCAAGACTTATTACGGTATTTTTGAAAAAACTAAATCTTATTCTAGACTACAGAGTGATGATGTAGATACTGTTAATAAAGAAAAGTTTATTCTAGGACATGAGTTCCTTAGAATAAAACTCCAAAAGATTATTGATGGTTCTACCACAGAAGAAATCGCAGCAGATCTGGAGCGACAAGCTCGAATCGCTAAAGAAGGTTCTGATGCTGCCATTGTTCTTGGGTCATTTAAAAGGTATCTTAAATCTTATTTCAATAAACTGTTTGGTTTCTTCTCAAGAGATACAAGTAACCCATACGTATCAGCAGCATTAAATAGAATTCATTCTACGTACAAGGCTATGGGGGCAGGGTACAAGACTCAGGGTGAAGTTGACTTTGATCCAGAGAATCCTCTGCAAACTATAACCACTTTACAAAACGCAGTAGATACTAAAGGAGTAAGGGAAGAAGCTATAGAGGGTACGTTATTATCTTCTAGTGTTGGGGCAGACCCAATCTTTATACGTCATGGTAATCTTGCTGAGTCTTTAACCATACCTATACATACAACAGGTGAATACAGGGGAGCTTATAAAGGACTTAAAAAATTCTACAACTCTATCGTTGGGAGTTATGATCCTAGGTTACGCCAACTACACCAGAGTGAACTCAACATAAGGAACACTGTATTCAGAGAAATTAAAAAGTATCAAGAGACTTTGAAGTTTCTTGTTAATAAATATTATCCTGATGGTGATGCTCCTGTAGAATTATTCAAAGATATTACAGGAGATGGTAATGGTTTGAAGTTACACAAAGATACCAAGAGAGCTATCGAGAAAATATTTGGAGAATTTTTTGATGAGTTAGAGATTGAAAGGCAAGCTCAAGTTAAGGCGGTTGAGAGGGAAGCAAAAGAAGCTGACATGAGCGTTCAAGATGCGTATAACTTAGTAGCTAACGTAAACAAAATTTTTAAAGATCGCAAAGAGATTATAGAAAATAGAAGGACAGATGTTTATGACAAAGCCTATGCTAAACAAAAGGTAGAAGTAGCAAGAAGGAGAGAGGAAGCTATAATAAAATTAGGTGGGTTCAATGAAGATGGAACTCCTAAAGGAGAAATTGCTAACCATCTTTACGCTTTACGTAAGAAGGTAGATGCTATGTCTGAGTCTATTCAGGAAAAAGCATTAGCAGGACAGGTTGGTACTGAGAAGTTAAACGCAACGATTGATAATAATTTAGAGGTGTACCTAACTACTTCATATAGATTATTCACAGAGGGTGCTGACTATGTCACGAAAGTAATGACTAGCCCACTATCAGAATATGCTAACGTAAGAGACGATGCTTATAAGTTCTTTGAAAAGATATATATAAAGGAAAGATCAGGGCAGTTACTCCTTGGTGAAATAGATTTTGAAACGGGATCTGCATTAAAAGAAATACCTAAGACACAATCAGCAGCAGAGGAGATGGCTAGGAAAGAGCTATATGAGAAAAAGATAACTGATGACCCTATCATGTTAGATAGATCTCCCATCATAAAACAAATGATGATAGACTTTTTGAATTCTTATGATCCTAATGATCCGAGAATGGAGGGTGACCAACCTAGTTGGGTTGGTCCTGATATAAGACCCAATACTTTTAGTAGGTCAGATGATCCTGCTGTTAGAATCGTAGCTAAACAATTAAAACAAAGAGCTAACATTCCAGATGAACTTGTTGCTTTTATGGGTAAAGAAAAAGATACAACTGGATTTGATGGTATATCTAAAACATATATGCACACAGGTATACTAGCAGCTAACTTCGCTGCAATGCGGAATATGTTAGAGTTTGGTACACGCCCAGAGAACGGGTGG